TTCAAAATTGTCGATAAATTAATCAAATTTGCTACTTGACGTAGACTCCAAGGTGTGATATAATAATATCATCATTAATTTGGAGGTGACGGGTGACAAAATCCCAAAAGGTTAAGAAAAAAAGGATCGACGAAGGTGTAGATAAGTTGGTTGAGTGGTCAACTAAAAAAGGTTTTTCAATTGATTTTGATTATTGTTGTCATGATGAATTTAGATCAACCGAAAAAGCAATTTCAATAAATACGCGACAAAGCCGCGAAAATCAATTATATGCGCTTTTGCATGAATGTGGTCATTTAATATTACACAGTAACGAAAAGCTTTATGCCAAGAAATATCCGTCTTCAATGAAGATGGCATATTACAATAGCAACAAAAGACTTCAAAAATCATCAAAATATAAAGTAGACGTGCTTGCAGAAGAAATTGATGCGTGGCGCAAAGGAAAGGATTTAGCAAAAAGACTAGATATTTTCATTGAAGAAGAAAATTATTATACAACAATGTCTAAATGCGTGTATACTTATATTACATCATTTACAAGTTAATGAGAGAAAATGGAGAAAATTTATTTGGCGAACCCTTATTAGAAAAGTTTAAGGTGGGAGATCTTGTGTCTTGGACAACCTTAACTAAGAAAAAAGAATATGGTTTTATTCAAGAAATTTATTCCGAGAGCCGAGGCGTAAATAGAAAATTTATATTTGCTAAGATTATAAAAACAGATGGCTCTTATGAGCCCTTTAATCTTTCATATTTAACCAACGAATCAGAACAAAAAGAAGGACATTAGAAAATGCCATCACTAGTTACAAATATGGTGCAACATAAAAAACCGTGGGAAGATGTTCCTATTGAAGTTTTAATTGAATTTGAGCGCCAAAAGCGAAAAGAATTGGAAGATCATAGAGAACACTTAAGGCTTCCTCTTTATTCACCACCCATTCCAGCACCTACCAAAGCTCCAGAAGATCAGGCAGAGGAAGATTATAAAATCGTCATTGATTTTATCTAAAAATGACGCAAAAAATCGCACCAACCTTTGCAGCTACCCTTCTCCTCCTCTTCAACCTTTTAGATACACTTTTAACGCTAAAATACATAAAATATGGACCTCTAGACGAAGCTAATCCTTTGATGGCGATGCTGCTTGAGGGTGATGGTAGTGTCTTTGGTTTTATTAAGATATTTGTTACCACAATCTTTACAATTTTTCTCTGGATTAATAGAAATAAAAAACTATCCAAAGTTTGTTTATATATTTTGTCTTTCTTTTATTCAGCAATTATGGTTTGGTGGTTCTTGGTGATTTTTGTGATTTAGAAAACTAATTATTAGAGGCGATGCACGAATCCGAAAGAATTGGTAAATTCATGCCTTTAATGAAAAGTCTATATAATTCGGCTCGGGATGAATTGGGCTTTGGCCCACATGTAAAAATTAGCATATTAAGCGATAAAGATAACATGGCCAATCCTTTGGGTAAAACCGCCCATTATTCACCAACTGAACACAAAATTGGACTTTATACGCAAGGACGGCATATTAAAGATATTCTGCGGTCTTTGGCTCACGAATTGGTTCATCATAATCAAAATTGTCGAGGAGACTTTGATAATGCTGGTGAAACTATGTCGGGTTATGCTCAAGAAGATGGTCATTTAAGAGAAATGGAACGAGAGGCATATGAATGTGGCAATATGATCTTTCGGGACTGGGAAGATAAATTAAAAGATAAGGGTGGAAGGCCACTATTTACTAGCACAAGTCAATATGTACCTGCGCCAACTAGCGATGTTGTGAGTAGCGCATTAATTGAGGGAGATAAAATGAAAAAGAATTTAAAAGAATCGCAATTGCGTACTATAATTCGCGGTACGATTCGAAAGATATTAAAAGAAGGTGATATGGTTTCGGATCCTACAAAGTCTATGGCTGCGAGAGCTGCCGAAGAAGAGGCCGAAAAATCTGGTGATCAACCGGGGGCTGTTTATAAGGGTGAAAGCTCTGCTCTAGCCGAGGGAGAGGTTCAAGAAGAAGGAACTGCAAAAGGTGAATTTGATAAAACAGACCCAGCAAAAGCGGGTTATGAATCAAAATCTAAAAGCAAATTTGAAGAGAACTTGGACGAAGATTCTGGTGAGGAAGAAAAAAGGCATTATGAGCATGATTCTTGGCACGATGAAGATCATATTGCGGCAATCGAGCGCCACTTGGATGCCCTCAAACATGATAAAGATTATGATGAGGGTCATGAAGCTCTTGAAGAAGAAAAAGAGCTTGATGAAGAAAAAGAGCTTGATGAAGAAAAAGACCTTGATGAAGAAAAAGAGCTTGATGAAGAAAAAGAGCTTGATGAAGAAAAAGAGCTTGATGAAGAAAAAGAGCTTGATGAGTCTTTCTTTCCAAAAAATCGCAGTATTCGAGAAAAAGCACGAATTGAACTTAATGAAGCGCTTATGAAGCGTTGGTCAAAGATTATTAAATAAGGAGAAATAAATTATGGCAAGTCCAGGCAAACGACGACGAAAGAGGATGAATGGCGGATTTGGTGTAATGGATACACCCGAAGTTGCTCCAGAGCAACCAAAGGCAGAACCAAAACCAGAACCCAAACCAAAGAAGAAGAAAAAGAAATCATTTTTTGATCGAGATTAATAAATGAAATTTAATTTAGATTCACTTGCGAAAAACTTTATTTTAAGCGAAGGAACTGGTCCAACCGTTAATAGTTGGATTCAAGCCCTTTCTGAAAATGTTGGTGCATTAAAAGCACGCAGTTTATCGGAAGAAAGAAGAATTGAAGTTATGAAACATCAATTGCGTGAATTGAAGCGTTCATCGCGAAGATTGCAAGAGCAAGTTAATAAATTAGAAGAGCAAATTACCCTACTTCAGGAAGATAAAGAAAATGGCTAAAAAAGAAGAAAATCTTGAAGAAATGTCCTCAATGGCTGGTGGAGCAGTTGAAGGAAGTTCATCTCCGCTTGGTTCGAAAAAGAAAAAATCTCCCACAATTTTTCGAGAAGAAGACGAAGAAGAAGTTGACGAGCAAAAACAATTTATTGAAGAAATGATTCTCCGTGAAATTATTTATGAAGCCCTAAAAAAGAGGCATTATAAAAAATTAACAGAATCCAAAAAACTTCAAAAAGAAAAGAAAAATGATGAAGATCGTCTTCGTGAGGTGGTTAGAATATTAATTCAAGAAGCAAAGAAAGATGTAGAAGTAACTCCGCATTCTTCGACAGCAATTAATATTCTGGAGGAATTGCTCAAACAAATTCTTCCTAATCTAGAAATAGAATATAAAACCCTAACAACTTCCAAAGAACAAAGGGATTCGTTTAGGGCACACATTGTGAGTGCTGTGTCTACACTATTAGAAACAGAAGATATTAATAAAGAAGGCGGTTTAGCAGGCACAGAAGAAGAAATGCTTAGTTTAGACGAACAAGATGAAGATATAGAAGAAGAAGTAGATATTAAAGTATCTGATGTTGATGCCACCCCCGAAGATAAATTTATTGATATTGAAGATAAACCAGTGCCTGAGCCAGAAGAAGTGGATACTTTTGGAATTGAAGGACAAGATGAAACTGGTAAAGCAATGGCTCAAGAAGCATTTAATAATATAGAGAAAAATATTGCTGAAACTTATGCTATACTACATGATGACCAAGATGAAAAACTTTTTGAAGATTATCTTATCACAAATTTAAAACTATATTTTGATAAATGGGAAAGTGAGCTTGGACCAGTAACGGAGCCAACAACAGATGAATATGAAGCAGAACAAGACGAAGGCGAGGCTGGCGTTGAAGCTGGCGCGGAATTTGACGCAGGAATTGGTGGAGAATTACCCCCCGAAGCACCTGGCCAAGAACTTATATAATGAGGCATTAATGAGATTTGAAAAAATTGGCACAGAAATAGGCAAACTTGTAGATGAAAAGAACATAGCGTATGGCAGCGCATTTGAAAAATCAGAAGAAATATTAAAAGTTCTATATCCAGACGGAATTGAACCCAAACAATATAAAGACATGTTAGCAGTCACCAGAATTGTTGACAAATTATTTAGAATAGCAACACAAAAAGAGGCTTTCGGTGAAAGCCCTTTTAAAGATATAGCAGGTTATGGTATACTTGGGGTTGCTAATGATAAAGAAGAATCAGAATAGCGGACGAAACCGTTATTATTCACTTTCTAATAAACTAAGAAAAGAGGGGAAATCAAGCGAAGAGTTTGAGATCCTTTTTAATAACCTTTCATTGGAAGAGGTTATCGGCCTGAAGTTGGAATTGGCTTCAAAATTTGGCTTAAGAGGTAAAATGTATGGCTTACCAATTTGGTATTCTTTACGAACCATCGTGAAGGACGCAGTATTAAAATATGCGGTATCCGCGACTCGATCTAAACGAGAAGCGGCGAGGTTTTTGGGACTTCATGAACAAGGCTTCAATAATTTATTGAGAAAACATCAAGTAGACAATTATTTTGAAGAAGAAGTTGACAAGGAGTCAGAATGATGTTAGTATAAAAACAGTAGTTGGAAGTACAATAACAAGATAAATCTTAACTATTAAATTAAAATAAACTAAACTTTGATGGCTCTGCTAAAGATATAATTGCGAGTGAGCCTAGCTTTGTTACTGCGAAGAAATAACAATCTTGGGTACTTCTTTTTTTCGCCTTTAAGAGACTATTTATAGTAATCTAAGGAGATCATTATAATGAAACTAACAAAAGTCAAACTTCAACAAATTATTAAAGAGGAGTTAGAAAACCTAGTGGAAGACGAATCAAGTGATATAGCTGATAATTTGATTAGTAATATGCAAAGAGCAAAAGGTAGTGGTCAATCTAACTTATTTATGAAATATATGAACATGGCTGTTGATATTGGCAGACAATATCCAAAAATGAAACCTCGGTTAGGACCAGAAGTTCAAAAAATGTTGTCGGGTATCTCTGATGAAGATATGCGAGAACTTGGAATGGATAAATATTTTTATCGAACAACGATGAAGAGTCTCAATAGATAGTATAATACTTATTACGGGGGTGACCAGGTATCGACTGGGTGTCGAGATAGATTTGTGCAAGGGTGTCTGAGTAAACACTAAAAGGCTTAAACTTATAAATGCAAACGATAATGTTGCACTTCCAATGGCTGCTTAAGTAGTTTTGGCGGGGTTCCCGGTTTCCTTGTTACCCAAAACCGGGGTTATTAATCTTTAACCTTGTATAACGCAGTTTATTAAAGCATTTAGGACGGGGGTTCGATTCCCCCCACCTCCATCAAATATTCGCTAAAGTAATGATAAGCATATAAGCCTCATAATCTTCTGATAATTTTTTTATTGCTTCATCGTAAGTGTCTTTCAACTGATTATGTGTGGTGGCCATGGCTATATGTTGGAAACCGCTATAAGCTGAATGAGTTACGGCCACAACTTGTCCATATATGTTTAAAATTGGAGAACCAGAAGATCCCCCTATTGTTGGAATAGAGAACAAATAAGATATTTCTCTATCTGTAGACCTTTTCATCATTCCCAGAAAACGACCCTCAAATAAAGGAATCATTGTTTTTGACCATAATCCCATTGGGGCTGCTATGTTGTAATATTTTTCTCCAATTACAGGTGCAGTCTTAGATATTGGTAATGCTGGATATGGAATTCGTGAAGATCCCAAAATACAAATGTCATAATCGATATTATAATCAATTATTACGCCTCGATATTTTTTACCTGCATAATCATTTAAAATAAATTTATTTTTTTCGACCAATTCCCAATCAGAATCATTAGTAGAATAACGTGAGATGAAATGATTTATTTGATTGCCCATTAAAATTGTGCAAACATGTGCCGATGTTGCAACAAGAGTTATATCCTTGTTATGACCTACGATAAAACCTGAAGCTGAAGATTTTAATTCTAATTCATGACGTTGGTGAATAGCGGAAGTGGAGGAAGTATTTGTTATAGTAACTTTGTTATAGGAGGCGAGCTTTATAAAAGATTTTCTTGCACCTCTAAAAAGATCGCCGGAATTAAGAAAATAAGAACTCGACGCGCACGACGAACATCCCACAAATGTCACGTATATCATAAGAAATAAAACAAACTTTGCGATAGTGCTTCTCAATTACATTAATGGCCTTTATAAAGTAACTATAGGGTCAAAACCCAAACTACCAATCTATTTAGAAATGAGCCTCATGGCTAAGAGACACTCAAATGGAAGGGTTATATGGCAAAAAAGTTTTATGTATTAGACACCAGCGTGTATCTAACGGATTATCGTTCGATTTTTTCTTACGGCACGAACGATATTATTATTCCACTCGTTGTATTAGAAGAATTAGACAAATGTAAAAAAAGACCAAATGGGGTTGGAATAAATGCAAGAAGAATTATTCGAACGCTAGATGAACTCAGGGAAAAGGGAAATTTTCAAAAAGGGCTTCGCATTAGAAGAGGGTCGGGGCTTTGCTTTACAAAAGCTCCTGACTTAAATGAGTTGCCCGCAGGATATTCTTCAAAAGTACCTGACCATCAGATTATTGCAACAGCATTAACTGTTAAAAAAGAATTCCCACAACGCAAAGTTATTGTTGTTTCCAATGACATAAACTTAAGAATTAAATGTGATGCAATTGGTATATCCGCTGAAGATTATAAAACAGAAAAAGTTATCAAAAGTAGCCACGAACTTTATGGTGGATTTGCTAAGATTTTGGTCGATGACCAAATTATTGATAGATTTTATGCGGGTGAAAAAATATTCTTATCAGATGCAGTTGATGATAAGCCAGAATTATTTGCTAATCAATTTGTGATGTTAGTTTCTTCATCAAATGAAAAGAAAACGGCGATAACCAGATTTCTTAATGCGCAGACAGAGTTTAAAAAGATTATTGAACACAAAGAAGAGGATGGTTGGGGAATTGCACCAAAAAATAAAGAGCAAAATTTTGCACTTGAGTTACTTTTAGATCCTGAAGTTCCAATTGTTTCATTAATTGGAAAAGCCGGAAGTGGAAAAACATTATGTGCTATCGCTGCTGGACTTCAACAGGTGATGAGCCAGGATTCAGTATATAATAGACTGATTGTCACAAGACCAATTCAACCAATGGGAAAAGATTTGGGATATTTGCCTGGAACATTGGAAGAGAAAATGGCTCCTTGGCTTGCTCCCATTCAGGATAACCTGAGATTTCTGTTTGGTGATGATAATTTAATGCTTTATCAATATATGCAAAAAAAGATTATTGAAATTGAGGCATTAACTTATATAAGGGGAAGATCAATTCAAAAAGCTTACATTATTGTTGATGAATGTCAGAATTTAACACGTCACGAAATCAAAACTATTTTAACTCGTGTTGGAAACGACAGCAAGATTGTTTTAACGGGTGATATTGAACAAATCGATAACGTCAATATTGATGAAACTTCAAATGGATTGACTTATGCCATTGAAAAATTGAAGCCTTATGATATTACTGGCCACATTACATTCTTAAAGGGAGAACGTTCTAAAGTAGCAACTTTAACAGCCAAAGTTCTTTAATTTTAAAGGCGCTTGAAAGTATGATATGATCTTATCAATATTTGATAAATATGAAAAAGTATTTAACACATTCTGTTAAGAAATCTTTAAAAGAGAGAAAAGAATATTACTTATATGACATTCCTGTTTATATAATTAATTCATTTCCTGATCATATAGATATTAATAACATTCTAGATGAGTTAAAAGAAACAATTCCTCATGAATTATTTGCTGGTCTTGAAGGTATTTATATAGGAGACTTTCCTGAACTAAAAAACAGGCACATTCAAGCTATGATGAAAGATGGAGCAATATATCTTTCATCATTTCAAGAGTTTCCAGCAATAACTGAAGATGTTATTGTTAAAGATATAGTTCATGAACTAGCACACTTATTAGAAGACAGAAGTCATTATGAAATCTATGGTGACGGTGCAATTGAAAAAGAATATGTGGGCAAAAAGAAGAGATTAATTGAATTATTAAGAGCAAATGAAGTTTCTTTTCATGGAATGGGTCAATTATTCTTTTCTGAAGACAAGGTTGATGAACTTGATGATTTTCTATTTAAGGAGTTAGGTTATGATAATTTATCTACTTTATCTGCTGGTTTATTTCTTTCTCCCTACTCTGTTACATCCTTGCGAGAATACTTTGCTAATGGTTTTGAAGAATACATAAATGGAGATTCAAACTATTTAAAGGATATAAGTCCAGTATTATACAACAAACTAGAAGAATTGCTGGCATAAGGAAAAAAAATGAAAAAAATATTATCGAGAAGTGTTTTAATGTTAAGCATCTTAATCGGGTTTGTGGCAACAACCACAGCTCAAGCAAAGAAAATGACTTTTTCAGGTTCTCGTGTTGAGGGAAAAATATTACAAATTGATTTTGATTCGTCCAATAAAGAACATATCATCATGTATATTAAATGGATGCCAGATAAGGAAAGAGATGTCATTATAGATGCAAGCACTATTGCAATGATTGTATCTCAAAATTTTCCTGATGTATCTACCCTCTCACTTTGTGCGGTTTCTAGTGCAGTAATTCCAACCAATGCATTAATAATAAATTGGCATGGAGTAATTGATAGAGAAGCGATGCTTCGCATAAATGGTCAGCGTATTAAAGATTATGCAAAGAAGCTTTACAGACCGTTATTTATTGAAAAAAAGTGCATTCAAGGATAAAATATGAATTTTACAGTTACAAAAGAAAATGGCGAAATTATTGTTACAGTTAATTTACCTAAATTAAAAAAAGACCCAGTAACTAGGCGAGATAGTAATCGAACAATTTTAAGGCAAGAACATGTTATGAATTTCTTAAGAGAACAAAAGATTTCTGTAGGCGGATGTATTCAAAAGAATGATTTAGATAATATGGGAGACAATCTTACTGCTATTTGGAAATTTAAGGCACCACAAAAAAAGCTTGACACAAAGACTTCAGTTGTGGTATCATCTAGGGGTGCTAAAAGAACTAAAAAAAGTTTAAAACCGAAAGATGAGTAATTTATGCCACACGTTTCGTTTAGTGCTTTAAAAAATTGGGATTTTTGCCCCTTTTATCATAAGCTTACATATGTTGACAAAATAAGGTTATTTAAGGGCAATGTTCACACTTCTTTCGGAACTGGTGTTCATGCTGGTTGTGAAAAGATTGTTGTTGATGAATCAATAGACCCAGAACCTATTTTTTTACAATCATTTAAAGATAATTTAGATAACCTTCCAGAGGATGTTGAAAAAGATCCCAAATTAATAGAGGAAATGAAGTTAGTTGGTGGGT